ACCATGGCGGTGCCCGCGACGATCTTGCCGATGCCGCCCGCGTCGCCCCCTCGAGGCGCGGTCGCCGGCACGATGTGCAACGGCTGCGCGCCCAAGTTCATCCCCATGTGGCGGGTCTCGATTGAGTTGGCGATGTGGCCCTGGCCGACGACAAAGCGCCAGTAGCCGCCGCGCATTTCCTGCCGCAGACCGGGCCGCAAGGTGCAGATTGCGCGCACCGCTTCGGCGGGCGACGCCACGTCGAGCTTGTAGCGCCGCCCGAACTTTCGCCCGAGCGCGCCGTGCAAGTAGACATCGCGGATCACGCGCGTCGCCTCACGGCGAGCGTGGCGTGGCGCACCAATCGAGTACGCGGCACCAGCGTCGAGAGGCGCGTGCTGTCGACGCCCTTCACGCCCGACGCATGATGCACCAGCAAGTCACGGTCGACCACGATGGCGGCGTGCATCGGCGTCTTGTAGTTGAAGGCGAACAGCATGCCGTCGCCGCGTTGCGTCGCCTCGCCGACCGGGATCGGTTCGAAGCCGAGCACCTCGAAGTTGTCGCGATAGAAGTTCTTTGTCCCGCCGATCCACCACTCCCAGCCGCGCGGCCATTCGGGCAACTCGACCATGCCGGCCTCGCGATACCAGTCCCGCACGAGGCTGTAGCAATCGTGCACGCCATGGCGGAAGCCGCGCCCGATCAGCGGTTGACGCTGCAGCGTGTCGCCCCAGCAAAAGCAATCGTAGGTCGGCAAGCACATCACCACGAACGGGATGCCGAGTTGCTTCTGGTAAATCATGTCGTGCTCGCTCGGCACGCCCAGCCCGTCGGGGTGGCTGTGAAAGAACAAGTCGGCCTGGGCCACCCGCACCAACTCGTCGTCGCTCAACTGCACATCGTCGGCCGGCGTCGTGCTGCGATTGTCGAGCGCGACATAGCGCCCGCCCTCGACGATGCCCGCCGCCTCGTGGGGATAGACTTCGGCGGCGTGCGTGTAGGCCGCTTCGGCGATCTCGCGCGTCCACGTCTCGGGAAAGACGGGCGACATGGGCGAGGTCTCGCGACGTTCGGGCAGTTGCATCACTTCACCTTTCCGACGCCGGGGAAGAACCGCGCGGGCAACGGCGACCAGCGACCGAAGCGCAGCGTGCAGCCGTTGAACGAGCGCGAGCACATATCCTCGCGCATGTTGGTGCCGACGTACTGGTCGAGCGTGTTGAAGAAATTGCCGCCGGTGTAGGGGCACGTCGCCTTCGAATAGTTGAACGCGCCGATGGTGTCGTCCCAGAAGCGATACTGATGGCCGCAAACGTCGCGCATGATTTGCCGACGCGGGATCTGCGAGCCCTCCTGATCCATTCGCGACGCCAGCTTGAACACGATTTGCTTGGCGTTGTGCCCGGTCTTTTGCGCCACCACGAAGATGTCCTTGGTGATGTAGGCGTTGGGATCGGGCGACGCGCCATCGTCGAGAAAGCGGCGCAGCGTGAGGATGCGCGTCACCTCCGCGCCGATCAGGCCGTTGTAGGTATCCAACAGCGCGTTGCCCGCGCCGAACACATTCGACAGCGTGATCGTCGGGTTGGGCATCGTGCCCTTGCTCGTCATCTGGAAGCCTTCGGCTTGCATCGGCAACGGGATGTAGAGATTGCCGCCCCACTCAATCGTCGTGGTGAAGTCGCTGGCGCTGGTGAAGTAGTGCACCGGCCCATTCATGAAAGCCGTGTCGATTTGATAGAGCGTGATCAAGCCCTCGGTGTTGAGTTGGCTTTCGGTCATGGCGGGATCACGCCTTGCGGCTGCGGGTTGAAGCACTGCACCATGTTGACGGTGAGCGTGCCCGCCATGTCGCCGCCTGCGGTGCGGTCGACCACTGTCGCCGCCCAAGCGTCGACGTAGACGAACACATCATCGACCGCATCCGGCGGCGTGAACCAGAAGCCGCCCGAGGCGTTCGTGCGCAGGAAGTTGTCGCGCTCGGCAAGCTCGGTCTTATTGCGGAACGGAAACTGCAGCGACCACGACGGCCGAACCGGATTGAGCCCGCGCGTCAGGCGATGAATGTAGCCGTCGCCGAAATCGACTTGGTCGACAGCGAGTTTGGTCGAGCGCGCCGCGCCCGCCATCGGGCACCACGACCAGTAGGGCGTTTGCGGCATGGCGAACCTCACGCGGTCTTGCGTTGATAGAGCGACCCGCCGGGGCGTTGCTCGTTGGCGATCACGCCGACGACCGCCTGCTTGATGCGCCGACCGAACTCGACACCGTCTTGCGTCGAGGTCGTCGTGCCGCCGCTGCCCATGGCGACGTTCACCGTCACGTCGCCCACGCTGCTGCCGCCCTGGCCGTTGGGCACGATGCGCCCCGCCGCGTCAGGCACGAACAACTCGGGGCCGCGCTCGCCCACGATGTAGGGATTGCCGGCGAACAGGCCCTTGATCATGTCGAACAGCCCGCCGCCCCCCGACACGACCGCGCCGCCGCTCGGCCCCAGCGGGCCGCCACCGGGCGCGAAGCCCGACACGTTCGCGGTCGCACCGCCGCCCAGCATGCCGAGAAAACCCTTGATCGCGGCAGCGGCGGCATACTGCGCCGCCATGTTGGCGAGCATCACGGCGAAGCTCTGCGCCAGCTTGCCGAAATCAATCGTCCCGTTCTGCACGAACTCGCTGATCGCCGACGACATGATCTGGAAGGAGTTGGTGAACAGTTGCTCGCCCATCTTGAAGGCGCTCGTGCCCTGCGCCATCGCCAGCGCGGCGTGGTTGAAGCCGGCAAAGACCGCGTCGAGCCCGTCGCCCAGCCCCTTGTTGACTTGGGCCTGCAGCGCGGCGGCGTTGGTCGCGTCTTGCGTCGCCTTGGTGTAGGCGTCGAGATTGATTTTGCCGGAGGTGTAAGCCTTATCGAGATAGTAGACCTGATCGGCGAGCGCCTTCGAGCCGTCGGCGTATTTGGCGTTGACCGTGTCGGCCTGCTGCTGGGTCTGCTTGAGATCATCGAAGGCAAACTTGGCATCGACGAGTTGCTGCACGAGCGGTCGCAGGAGCTCCCGTTGCGCAATCGGGATGTCCTTGAACTTCGCCATTTCGAGGCCGACGTCCTGCACCGACTTGGCGATGCGCTCGGCCTCTTTGGTCGGCAGATTGCTCGACGCGACGAACGCCGCGATGCCCGCTTGCGTCGCCGCCAATTCTTCGTTCAGCCGCTTGACCGCCTCGGCATACTTGTCGACGCCGGTCGACTTCGCGGTCGGGAACTGGTTGAAGTCGCGCGGTGCCGTGACCGTGACCTTGGGCGCGATCAACGGCGAGCCGCCGGTCTCGCCGACCGGCCCCAAGCCCTCGCGGAAGCGCTTGAGCGCCACCAGCTTGTCCTCGACGCCCTTCTCGAAGTCCTTGGCGTTGGCCGCGCCGAACAGGCCGCGCAACTTGCCGATCAGGTCGGTGAGCACGATGTCGCCCACCATCCCCCATTCGGTCCACGCCTTGATCATGTCGTGGACCCAGCCGGTCCCGCCCGACAGCCACTCGTTGAGCGACTTCAACTCCTCGTTGGTGCGCGTCACCATCAGGGCGAACTGATCGCCCGCCGTGGTCGCGGCGTCGGTCGAGCCCTTGAGCGAGCCCATCACCTTGCCGATCAGGTCGATGGTCTGCTGGATCGCCGCCACGAGGTTCGGCGAAAAGAAATCGTTGATGGCGATGGCGGCTTCCGCCTTCGCCTTCTGCTTCGACAACAGCAGCGCGTCGGAGAACGCATCGAAGCGCTTGATCACCTCGTCGGGGATGATCGCATCGGCGAACTTTTTGCGCAGTTCCTCCGCGCCGCTCGCCAACTCTCGGAGCGCCGGGATGGCATCGCGGCCCGACTTGCCCATGAACGTCGAGGCGAGCGCGACACGCCGCGCGGGATCTTCGACCTTGAGAATGGCAACGGCGGTGCGCTGCACCACGTCGGCCATTTCGGCCGCGTTGCCCTTGGCGTCGAGCAAGCCAACATTGAGTTGCTTGAAAAAGTCGATGGCTTCCTTGTTGCCCTCAAGCGCCGTGCCGACCGTGCGCGCCGCCTTGCCCAGCAGGGCGCCCGCCTGATCGGCCGCCACGCCGCTCTGCTGCAGGGCGATGGTGAACGCCTGCATTTGCTCCGCGCCGAGGCCCATCGTCTCGGCCTTCTCGCCGAGATCGCCGACCTCTTGCACAAGCTCGCGGATTTTATCGATGCCCTGTTCAATCGAGAAAATGCCGATGGCGGTTTTGAGGAGATCGCCGACCTTCTCGACCGTGTGGCCGAAGCCTTCGACCACCTGGCTCATGTCGCCGAAGTCCTTGCGGACCTTGGCGACGTCGGCAGCGACATCGATCAGCAGCGAGGCAACTTTTGCAGCCATGTTGCCCCCTACTGTTTCAGCACCGCGCGCATGCGCTCGGCGATGGTGCGCGGTTCGGCCGCTTTCACGAGCGAGCGCCCAAGCACGAAGAAATCCTTGGGCGCGTAGGTCGGCGAGCCCTTGCCGGCCCACGCATTGGCGATCAGCGACATCAACATGCCGTTGTGGATGTCGGCGAGATCAGCCGGCAGCGGATGCCCTTGATTGATGAACGACTGCCAGTCGACATATTCGGCGATGGGCATGTCGCGCTCGATCTCGGTCACGGTGCGCCCGAGCGCCAGCGCCAGCCGGTGCAGCAGCACACGCTCGGGCTTTAGTGGGAAGGGTGTGTCACTTCCCCCACGCCGTTCGGCTGCGCGGGCTGCGCGGGCGCGCGCGTGTTCACCTCCTGCGCGCCCATGATCAACGGCATGATGTCGGGCATGTCGCACATCGGCCACGCCAACACCGCGCGCCAGTCGGCGAACACCTTCTCGCCCGTGTCGAGCCAGAACGCCGACGCGGCGAGAATGACTGCCGTGGCGGCAAAGTTGTCGTCGGTCGCTGTGCGGACGTTGTTCATTTCCAGCGCGGCCCCGCAGCCGCATGGGCGAAGCTCGACCGTGCGCTCGCCCAGCGGCAATTCAATCGTTCGTGTCATCGATCACCTATGCCTGCAGCGTGGCGGGCTGCTGTTCGGGCGCGGCCTCCAGCGGCAGCATCGTGGGATCGATCGGCAGATCGGTGATCGGTCCCGAGATATTGCCGCCCACGGTGTAGGCCACGGCCTGATCGACGCCGACGCGGACGTCGAACGAGTTGACCGACGCCTTGAACATGAAGCCGCTGCCGTCGTTGAACACGCATTTGAAAACGACGTTCTGCCCCGACTTGTAGAGATCGCGCATGGTCTTTTGCATCGGGTCGGCGGCGTCCCAGAAGCCGGTCGCCTGCCACGTCGAGACGGCGGGCAGCCCGGTCATGGTCTCGCGCGCGACATCGCACAGCGTGGTGACATCGATCACCGTGCCGGCGGGCGACGTGAAGGTGAGCGTCGCCATGCAGCTTTCGCCGAACGTCACCTCGACGAGCTTGCCCAGCGTCGCGGCGTTCAACTCGCCCGTCGTGTCGCTGCCGACAAGCTCGACCGTGAACGGGTCGGCGCTCGTCACGTTGCCGACGTTGAACGGCCGCCCGTCGAGCGTCCGCCACGTGAAGCCCTGCGGCACCACGACATCGCCCTCGGCAATGCCGACAGGCGCGGCAG